GGTGATAAAGACGGAAGCGCAGTTGGTAATATTTTTGGTCATTCTGTTATTGCTAATCCCTACATGGATGTAGAAGGTGGTTTATACAAATATCCAGTTTATTTAGCCGATTGGTCAAGATTCGTTACCATTGCAGATAATGAAGAATTTACCTTTAAGCGTTTTGAGCAGACCCAACCAGGCTTTGTAACCCTATATGCTGAAAAGCGTATGGTTTCTACAATTCGTGATGTATATGCTGGAGTTCGTTTAAGCTGGTTTGATTAAGGTAATCTATGTCATCTAACATAGCATTAGGGATGTATTCTGGTACGCCCAGAAACCCTTGGAGTTATCAAAAAGTTGAGCAAGTAAGCCGTGATATTCTCACTTCATGGCTTACGCTTGAGGAAATTACTCAACAGCTTAATTTGTTTCAAGATGAAAGCCAAGATACCTATTTAACTGGGCTTGAATTAGCGACCCGTATGGCGATTGAGGACTATCTTGGTATGTCCATATTCCCTATCCAATATAAAGCCTACTATGGGGCTGTAAATCAGGCTATGGGGATGCAAACAGCCTTAGACTTACCAGAAGTATCTCAAGACTTTAGAAATACTGCTGGAACTGTAATTAATTCAGTAGGTTATTGGAATGGCGATCAGCCACCAGTATTTGTTAAGTTGGCATCTACCCAATATTTCTATGATCCAACAGGAAACAAGGTAATTGTTAATGCCCTTCCAAATGAGATTAATACAGTAATGACAAACCCATTGGTTGTTGTATATACGACCAATGCCAATCCATTAGCTCAGTATCCCGTAATTAAACAAGCTGCTTTGCTTCTTTTAACTCATTTATATAACAATCGTAGCAATACAGTTGCTGGCGGTTTACAGGAAATCCCTTTTGGCGTGGCTCAATTATTGCGTTCTTATAAACCATTGGTGATGTAAATGGGAATAGCTCGTTATGAAAATGTAACCATTAACAATGTTACAAACGGCACTAGCACATACGGGGAGCAAACCACAACTATTGCCCCTTGGTTTGAAACCCGTGCTAGGGTTAAGGATGTTCATAACAGCCTAAGAATTTCGGAAAAATACAGGATTTATTCTGATTTAACCGATCTTACATTTAATTACACCCCCAATATGAAGCATATTGTAGATAATCAAAATCTATATTCTGTTACTTGGCGGGGAAATGATTATCGAATTACTGATTGCATAGAATCTAATGATCGTATGAATATTACCTTCCTATGCTATAGAAATGACCCTACAGCACCAGTATGAGCCAAAATAATGTCCTTTCTTATGCAGAAGCTATACAGGCTCAACTAAGCACAATCGTTGATCCTGTACCTGTTTATGCCCTTTTTAATCGCAATTTTGTTCAAGGGCAAACCAAATTTATTACTTGGCAATTAAGAAATGTACATCAGCCTGTTTATACAGGACCGCAAAGAGTAAAGGGTATTGATACCCCAGTATTTCAAATATCCATTTTTACCCAAAAGCTAGAAGATGGATTTACAATAGAGAATGAGATAGCACAAGCCTTACATGGCTATCAAGGGCAATTTGGTGGCATTGGTGGATTTTGGATCGCCAAAGCTGACTTAATGTGGTTATATAATACATTTGACGATACGATTGGTATGCACCAGATTATTTTGGATTGCACCTTGGATATTCCAGCTTAAATAAGATAGAATTACTTAACTTTTAATTAAAGGAATTAATCATGGCACTTCCAAATAAAATTCTACCAGGGTTTAGCGCATCGTTGTATATGCAACCAAGCTCAACACCAACAGCATTAACAACTGCAAATTTATCTGTATATGCAAGCGTTTCAGCTATTGCTGTTGATGAAAACTTAGTCCCTGTAGAAGCTATCCCAGCTTTCGGTCAAGATGATGCAGTTGCAAACTTTATGGTTGCTGGTAGCCGTCAATCTGACAAAATCCCTACACAGTCTGCACCTACTTCTATGACTATTACGGCAGCGTGGAATCCTAGCGATGCTAACTTGTTATTGATTCGTGGTGATGCTTATAACGGCACTATTGATCGTACATTTGTTATTGAAGCTACTGATGGTACAAACAATGTTTACTATGCTTTCAATGGTCGTGTATCAGAGTTTAAGATTGATTCACAACCAGGCGCAGAAGCTAAGTGTGTATTCTCTGTTCATCCTCGTGGCAATCAATATGGTTGGTCTAACAACGCATAAGGACTTATATGAAAGTTCAATTTGCTAACGGGAAAGTCTTTCAAGCCACTGACATTGATGATGCTATTGCTCAATGTCTGGCTGGCGGGGATGACCCATTTAACCCTGTAGTTTTAAAAGAAGAACCAAAACAATACATTAAGAAAACAAAAGAAAATGCAGATACAGTCGAATAATGATTTGTTAGGTTTTCTGATTAGCCAATCCAGTTCAGGAGTTAAGAATTGGTTTGGCTTTCAACAACAGCGTATTGCTGGAATCAATACAGCGTATGAGATTGCTAAAATCCATGCTGATAAACTATCTCCAGAGGAAGTCGTTGATTATGTCATTAAGTTAAATAATGCCATATATCAAAAGATGATTAAAAACGGAGAGTAGTATGGCTGATAAGATTACTTTTGAGTTCAAAGGATTTAAAGAACTACAAGAAGTCTTTACTGAAATCCAAACGGATTTTGGAGAAAAAGATCAAAAGAAAATTTTAGTAAGTGGCGTAAGGCAAGCTATGAAGCCAGTTCTTCAAATGGCTAAAATGAGAGCACCAGTAGATACTGGAGCATTATCCCAATCCCTTAGAATTGAAGCTAGAAAACCATCTTCTAAAGATAAGCGTTCTCGTTATTACAATCCTGGACAAGTAGCTATGGCTTTGGTAACAACTGCTCCTGGTAATGTATTAGCTAAGAAAAAGTGGAAAAATCAAAAAACGGGTAAAAAAGAAGTTGGTATTGAATCTGATGCCCGTGCCAATGTACAAGAGTTTGGTAGTTACAAAATGGCGGCTCATCCATATATGCGAACATCTTTAGAATCGCAATCTCAACAAGTTACCGATAATTTAGGTAATAATCTAGGATTAGCATTACAAAAATATAGAGCAAAAAACATTAAATAAGGAAAGATATGAGCAAGTTAGTACAAGCATTTGGCAAAAAGTTTGCTGAAAATAAAGACCTAATTCGCATTCGCAATTTTGAACTTTTAGGCAATAACTTTAAAGTAAAAATTCCACTTACATCTGAGTATGAAGCCATGCTTGAACGCATGAGAATATTAGATGATGTTAAGGTAACTGAATATTATAAAGAATTAACTAAAAGTTTTGACTCGACAAAAGAATCTATTAATAAAGATTTGGGCATTATTTTTGAAGAAAACGATATAAAGATTCAAGGTCGTTCAATGATGGAAACTGCCAAGAATAAATATTTAACTGAATATCGTATTTTAGAAATGATTAAGTTATTAGTGCCAGAAGAAGGACATTCTTTAGATGATTTAACTTATGCAGAAATTGATGAATTATTTCCATTTTCTATTCAATTAGAGTTAATTGAAAAGATTGGGGAAGTTATATCTCCAGCGTATAAGGATACAAGGGGAAAGTAGTAAGGTCAGTCCGTAAGCAAGTTAAGGCTTATTTAACGGCTCATGGTGCTGACCCAGCAACAGTTGATGAAGAAACATTTAACGATATTTGCATTATGTATAACGATGGCGTTATTGGCAATTTGGGAATATTACAAATATTAGGAAATCATGCGGCTGGGCATTTTAACAGTTTATTATCAAAAGGAGCATCTCCTTATAAATTACAAGATATAATACCTAATCAGTACGATTATCTTTATCCACCATTAACTGAGGAAGCAAAACGGGAGCAAGTTAGCAAAAACTTATTGGCTTTTGCAATGATGCACCCAGGCGCACCAGATGTATTAAAAGGACAATAAATGGCTAATACTATTGCTCAGTTAGCGGTAAAACTAGGGTTAGAAACTACAGACTTTACTCAAGGCATTGAAAGTGCCAAAAGCAAGCTAACTGATTTAGCCAATAAAATTCCTACTTTAGCGGCAGTTGGTGTAGCGGCATTTGCAGCTATGACTGCCAAAGCATTACAGTTTTCGGATCAAATGTCCGATTTATCTGATGCAACCGATATTAGTATTGCTAGTATTCTTAAAATTTCAGAAGCCTTAGAGCAATCTGGTGGTCATGCTGATAATGCTGGCAAAAGCCTTACCAAGTTTGTTCAATCTATAGATGAAGCTGCTCAAGGTTCAAAAACCGCCCAAGAAGCATTTGCAAGGGCTGGAGTAACCCTTAAAGATTTAGGCAGTATGTCCACAGAGCAGTTGCTCAATAAAACAACGGCTGGAATTGCCCAAATGGGTGATGTAGCTAGTAGAACTGGAGTATCTGTAGCCCTATTCGGAAAAGGAATAAAGGGCGTAGATATGGAAAACTTTAATAGGTTAGTATCCGAATCCTCAGATGAATTTAAAAAATATGCAGATGCCGTTTCTAATGCCGCAGACCTTCACGATAAATTAGAAGCTAAATCTACAAAGACTTTGGTAATGTTTACTAATGCTTTCTTGCCAGCTTTGAATACCATGTTTGATGCTTTAAACAAAACTGGTGGGGCAATGGAAACTGTAATGGATATTGCTGGCAAATGGTTTCAAGGAATGATCTATGCTGGTCAGTTAGTAATTACCCTATTTCAGACAATTAATGCCTCAGTCAATCTAATTGGATTGACAATGGATGATATTGCTCATGGCAAGTTTGACAACTTTATGAATAGGCTTAAAGAATATGATGCCTATGTTGGTAAATTGCGTGATGGCGATAGACAGTTTGCTTATAAATTATTACACCCAGAATCAGCGGTTAAAGCTACTGGTGGTGATGTAAGCCGTACAGTTACACCCGCTAAAGATGCTGAAGCTGACAAACAAAAACAAATGCTTTATACCGCCAGCCTTATTTCTGGTGAATATCAAAGACAAGTTAATTTTTCATTACAACAGTTAAGAACCCGTGATGCAATGGTTGGAATGACTACTAATGAAAAAAGGATTCAAGAAGCAATTAATCAACAATTAGATTCCACATCTAAAAAAATTGATGAAATTACTAAAGCTAGAGAAGCTGCCGCTGGGCGTGGTGCTGGACAAAAAGTGCTCGATGAATATGATAAACAAATTCAAAAAGTTACTGAAATAGGCGAAGCGTCTGCTAAAGCTGCAAGACAAATTGAATCTTCATCTATTGAAGCTCAACGCACATTTAGTTTTGGTTGGAATAAAGCCTTTGCTCAATATGCAGAAGATGCTGGCAATTATGGAAGAATGGGAGAAGAAGTATTTGCTTCTATTACTGGAAACATGACTTCTGCATTAGATAAATTTGTAGATACTGGAAAGCTATCATTTGGTGATTTGGCAAATAGCATTATTAAAGACCTTATTAAGATTCAATTACGAATGATGATGATGCAAGGCATGAGTTCCATGTTTGGTGGAATGGGCGGTGGTGGCGGTATTTTTGGTAGTTTATTTGGTTCAAGTCCACAGTATGCTGATCCAGCTTACGCATTTGCTGGTTATGCCGATGGTGGAAGTCCATCAGTAGGAGTTCCATCTTTAGTAGGTGAAAGAGGACCTGAATTATTTGTTCCTAATAGGTCTGGAACAATTATTCCCAATAATCAATTAAGTTCTTTAGGTGGCACAAC